AATTTGATCTAATATTGGGTTAACTGAGTCTAAGAAATCTTGTCTTACTTTATCGTCATTTTGTTCAAATAACAATCTAACCGCAACCGCTGAAATAAGTTTTCTTGCTTGTAGTAACAATCTTCTTACATTAATTCTGTCAAGTGCTGATTCTTTAACTTGTAAAGTTTTATTACCCCAAATTACTGTACCAACATCAGAGAAAGTTGCTATTGGATTGATTCTACCTCTATATAACGTATCTCTATCATCTTGTGTTAACTTTTTACGTGCTTTAATTGCGTTTACTAAACCTCTTGTGTAACCTGCCGATGCAAACCAAGGGAATGCGATGTTATCTGTTAATGCTAAGTTTTTAACAACTTCTGCAGTTGGAGGTAAATAAATTTGAGTGTTATTAACTGAATCTCTTGTTAAAACCCAAGGGTAATAAGTTGCTGTGTAATTAGAATCTAAATCCTTATCTTCTAAACTATCAACCGCCTCTTGAGGAAAAACTAAACCTTCACTAACATCGGTAAATGACGGTAAATATAAATCAAAGTCAGGTGTTGTACAAATATATATCGAATCTGCTCTATCTGTTTCTACCATATCAACCGCAGCTTCAACTAAGTTTGAGTTATTTACGTAGTCAATACCTGGTGTTACAAAAATATTAATGTTTGTTGCTTCAGGATTTGCAAATGTTTGTTGACCCCATAAGTAAGCATAATAGTCTGTATTTGCCCAAACTTCTTGGTTAGGTCCTGTAATTTGTTTAAACGCACCCCATCCTGTTGCCGTTGGGTATGTTATAGAAGCCTCGGCACCATATTTATAACCTGATTGACCTAAAGCAAATGTGTCTTCATTTGTTCTATATTCTCTATAGATGTCCCATCCGTCAAAACCACCATAAGGGTAAACAGTAAATTTACGTGTATTTAATTTGTAATATTCATTACTTGCATCTGTTGGTTCAGAGTTAAAGGACGATACCCCCACTTCAAATAAAGATTGTCCTGAAGTTGGTGATGTAGATGGTACTGTTATAACACTAGCATTTACGTCCATGTGAAAACCTTTAGTTATATAACCCCAATCCGGTCCTGTTGTATCTGTTCCTAAATTTGCTGGTAATCTTTTTCCTTTATATTCAAAGAAATCGTAATCGACACCTGTAATGTTTGAAATACCTAAATACGCCCTTCTTGGGTTTTCACCAGAAGTTTGTCTTACTTCGTTATCCCCACCATTAGTAGAACCAAATGGTGGATTAAATATTACATCACCTGGTTTTAAATATTTTGTTTTATATACTAAAAACGGAGACGAAGCACTAGCGTATTGTCTAAATACATAACCTTCAAAACCACAAGGTAATGCATCAGTAGGTGCTTCATCACTCAACTCAATCATTACATATTTAGATTTTACTTGGTATTCACCATTAGATGTTCCTATTTTGTTAGCAATATAATTATTTTGGTTTGGATCTAATGAACAGTTTGTGAAACTTTCAACAACTCTAACACTATCATCAGTATCAAAAAAGTCTCTAACTAATACATCAAATGTTCTACTATTAAATGAAATGTTTGCTATTGATATTTTTACTAGTCTATTAGCAGCATTACCATCTGAAATTAAAACAAACTTAAATAAATTATAAACTTTGTTACCTCTTAACTCTGAAACTAAATAAGGTGTTTTTGGTGTTTGATATTGTTCTAAATAGAAACCAATTGACTGTGTATCTAAAGATTTTGCACTATCTAATTCAATAAAATCACAGTATAAACCTCTAACTTTACCTTGTCTGTAACCGTTTAATAGTAAACTAGAGTACACTTCCTCAACAAATAAAGGTACTTGAGTTCTATCTTTTCCAAAATTACTTCTTCCAAATATTTTTGAAAGATAATTAGAGTTTGATGACTGTAATGACGTTTCAAAACTAAATGTATCATTATCAAATGTTGTTCCTGTAACTAAGAAATTACCAAAAGGATCTTTTGTAATTCCTGAATAAATACCTGTACATACCATAGAAGCGTCTGATGTTGCTGAAACTTCATATCTCGGTCCTGCCTGTGTTGAACTATAATTAGTAATACCTCTAGATCTTAAAGTTGCAACTACTAAATCATCATAATCACTATATGGTGTACCTGAGTAAAGAGTTAAATAAACAGTACATGTTCCTGTGAATTGTGTTGAAGTTGTACCTGTACCTATCGCACTTAAAGCAGCACCAAAACCATAACCCGCGTATGAACCAACACTTTGTGCTTTTGTGTAGTCAAATAGGGCGTAATACCAAGGATCGTTTGTTGATGCTGATAAATTAGCATTCGATAATAAAACGTTATCAACACCAAATGTTTCAGATGTTGCAGAAACCGCATTTGTAAATACAGATGTACCCGTTACTGAGTTAAAGGTACTACTACTTACAGTACCCCAAAATAAGGCTTCACCACCGGTCGCTCCCGAACCAAGAGTTGCAAAGTTATTTACTTCAGTAGATATAAAAGTTTGAAAATCAGCATTTAATGAAGAAGTTCCACCATTAAATGATGTATAATCATTATAAAAATCAGAATTAAGTACTGCTGGTGTTACTGAAGTAATTGTGATATTAGTACTTGCACCTGTTGTACCTGTAAATGTTACAGTACCTGACGTAACCCCTGTTGCTGCAATTGTTCCAGGATTTGGGTTTGCGATTGTTGTAATAGACCAAGAAGGTCCCGCATCGTAACCTGATAGACCAAGGATTCTTGTTACAAAAAGTTGATTTGATTGACTTAAATATGATTTTGCAATATACGCAGCCTCATATTTAGGTATTTGAGTACCAACAAATTTTTCAGGAGAGGTGCCGCCAAAATAAGTTTGGAACTCGTCAAAGTTTGTTATGAAAATAGGTTCAAATGCCGGTCCTTGTAGAGTTTCACCCACAAGTCCTAAAGTTGTTACACCTACACTTGAAGCCACAAAAGTTAAATCTCGTTCTGAGGTATAAACACCAGGAGAAACGAATACTTTGTTTGTTGAAGCCATTATTAATTAAAATTTATAAATTTATTTTATATATAAATACTAGATAAAAATGCAAAAAACTTTGATGCAATATAATTATTTAAGATGTAGGATATTTTTTTCTACCTTTTTTCATACTAAACTATTTACTTTTAAATCATGAAAAAAATAAAGAATATAAAGATTTCTTTAGAGACACATAAAATACTTAAAGATTATTGTGATGAAAAAGGATTAAAGATTTATAAATTTTTAGAAACCTTAATAATAAAAACTTGTCAAAAAGAAAAAGACATATACGGTGAATAGTTTTTAAGTAACAATATAAGCAACTGTTTTAATTGTGGATTCTTGAGTATTATCTATTTTAGTAACTGTTATTGTTAACGTATCACCATCATTAATTTGGATTTTATCTAAGTCGGACCCTACATAATTATTATTTATATTAACGTCATAACTTGAAATGTTAGTTGTATTTTCAATAACAATATCTGCAGTATATCTAAAGACTTCATTAAGTTGAGTATTACCTGAAACAAATAATAAGTCTAAATCAAAATTATCAGGTCTTGGTGGTTCTATTTTTGTTTTTCTTCTTCTATTTAAAGTATCCACTTCAAACATGGTTACATTTCTTGTTATGCCTGGTGATACTTGAAACTCCTCTTCATCTAATAAAAAACCCATTAAAGTAATCTTATAATTTTGAATATAATATTTTCTTTTTTCTATATCTTTAACTGACTCATCTGTTGGGTCTTCCATTTTAATTGGCATATAGTGACCTTTAATTTGTGCATATGCTTGTTTTGATGTAAATTTTTGCATGAATAATTTATTAAATTCATTTAATTCACGCATTCTATTACAAAATATTTTAACACTGTAAGTGATATCAACAGGGATTGGTTGAGGTATTTTATAAACATCAACCCCTTTTCTATCTCCGTCCCATGTTGGTACTGAATAATAAAAAAATCTTAATCTTTCAGGTATATTCGCGGCTCCTCCTTGAAATTTTCCGTATTTAACTTCAGGTTGTCTAACAGTAATAATAAATGGTAATGAAACGTTTTTATCTAAATCTTGAAATTTCCATGTTTCGGTAAACTGAGACCAGCTTTGGGTTGTTATAATCTTATCGACGGTAGGAACCACTTTACCATCAACGGTTAATTTAAGTTGTTCTTTAACAAAATCTAAAACTCCTTTATCTAAATCTGCATGTAAAACACCTTTTGGTAAATAGGTTCCGTCTTTTGTAACGTCCTCTATCAACTCCATTCTTCTTTCCTTACCAAATTTCTGT